GCCGATCCTGACAACTTACTGCCACCGGACATCTGGGATTGCGTCGACGATGAAGGCAGCTTCTGCATCATCCGCCACGCAGCACTTCACGAGCAGGCCAGCAAGCTGCGACCGGGCAGGCGGATTTATACAACCCGAGAAGTCGCTGTCGCCCTGCGTCAGATGCAGAACGCGGTCGTCGACTCGGTGAAGGATTTGTGGGCAGGGGCAGAGATCGTCGGCGTCACGAAAACGCCGGCCGTCGTCGATGATGCCGACCTTGAGCAAGTGTTTGCCTCTGGGAGCCGCTGAGAGCGCCGCTGAGCGGGCATGTCGACCTGCGGGCTGTCGTGGTGGCGGGCAGGTCGAGATGGCCGTCAGCGGGGCGCTGAGAGGGGCTGGCAAAGGATAGGCAAAAGCTAAGCAAGCGGGGTGTTGGGTTAGGGGAAACCTACGCCGGACAGACACGGCGACCTCGCGCGCCTGCGCGCCTCGATGGCCGGCAGCTATGCCCTCAGCGGTCGGCTGATGCTCGATGCGCGGTAACAGGATACCGCATCAGCCATGCAGCAGGCGCAATCGGGCTAACACATTGAAATCATTGAGGCGCTATTTAACATAATGCGTCTTATTAGACATTCGCGGCTTACCGCAGGCCAAAACCGCGCAGACCCCCCCGTGGCCCGGCCGTCGGCGGGGGCTGTCTCTGTCAAAGCCCACACACACATTCCCCTGCATTTTGCCCCCCCCCACCCCCTACCCCTTGCACGACGGCCCACATGCGTCTAAATTTTTTGAAATTCTTGCACCCCACGGAGGACAAGATGGCTGGCAAGCCTGTGGCTAAGGTGATCCGCCCGATTGAGGCCCTTGCGGCGGAGGCTGGCCTGAGCGGACCTGAGTTTGTGTATGATTGGATTGCGGGCGGCGGGACGGTTACGAGTTTGGCGGCTCGGATTGGCACGCAGCGGGAATATTTGAGCAGGAATTTGAGCAAGTATCCTGAGTATGTTGCGGTGATGGATGCTGCGAGGAAGGTTGCGGCTGACACGCTGGTCGAGGAGAGCAAGCATCTGATTGACGACATTGCGGAGGAGGCGAAGACGAATGAGTCTGCGAAGTTCAGCGACCGCATACGGGCTGTAGAATTGCAGGCGAACCAGCGTCGGTTCATGGCTGCGAGTTACAATCAGGATCGGTATGGCAACCGTGGGTCGAATGTGACGATAAATTTGGGTGACTTGCATTTGGAGGCGTTGAGGAAGGTTAAAGTGCAGCCGACGATGGTGATCGACCATGACGCTGGGGAGTAATCCGTTTGAGGAGTTTGTTCGGATATATTCGAAGGAGCCTGTCCGGTTTGTGAGGGAGGTTTTGGGTGCTGACCCTTTGCCGTATCAGGCTGAATTGATGGAAGCTGTGATTAGGGGTGAGCGGAAGATCAGCGTGAGGTCTGGTCACGGGACGGGCAAATCGAGTTGTGCCAGTTGGGTGATGTTGCATTATTTGCTGTTTAATTTTCCTTGCAAGGTGATCGTTACGGCGCCGACGAGTGGACAGTTGTTTGATGCTTTGTTTGCGGAGTTGAAGCGGTGGATAGGTGAGTTGCCGCCGAATGTTCAGCAGCTTTTGACGGTGAAGTCGGATCGTGTTGAGTTGAGTGCGGCGCCGGTTGAGGCGTTTATATCGGCTCGGACGAGTCGTGCTGAGACGCCTGAGGCGTTGGCTGGCGTTCACAGTGAGCATGTGTTGCTGGTTGTTGACGAGGCGTCGGCTGTTCCGGAGCCTGTGTTTGAGGCTGCGGCGGGGAGTATGTCTGGTCACACGGCGACGACGGTTTTGTTGTCGAACCCGACGCGGACGAGTGGGACGTTTTTCGAGACGCATAACCGGCTTGTGGACAGTTGGTGGACGCGGCGGTGGAGTTGCATTGATAGCCCGTTGGTTTCTGATGAATTTGTTCAGGAGATGCGGGATCGGTATGGGGAGGAGAGTAATGCGTTCAAGGTTCGCGTTCTGGGAGATTTCCCGGCGTCGGACGATGATGTTTTGATCCCGTATCATTTGATTGAGGAGGCGACGAAGCGGGACATTGAGGTTGATTTGACGTTGCCTGGCATATGGGGGTTGGACCCTGCTCGGTTTGGTTCGGATCGGACGGCTTTGTGCAAGCGTGTTGGGTCTGTTGTGACGGAGGTATGCAGTTGGCGTCAGTTGGATACGATGGCGACGGTTGGCCGTGTGAAGGCTGAGTATGATGCTTTGCCGCCGAGTATGCGGCCTCGTGAGATTATGGTTGACTCTATTGGGATTGGTGCTGGGGTTGTTGACCGGTTGCGTGAGTTGAAGTTGCCGGCGCGTGGGATCAACGTTTCGGAGAGTCCGAGTTTGGGTCAGACGTATGCGAATTTGCGTGCGGAGTTGTGGAACCGGACGAAGGGATGGTTGGAGGGCCGGTCGTGTCGGATACCTGAGGATGAGCAGTTGATCGCTGAGTTATCGGCGGTGAGATATACGTTCACGAGTTCTGGCAAGATGCAGATTGAGAGCAAGGAGCGGATGAAGGCTCGTGGCTTGCCGTCGCCTGACTTAGCGGATGCGTTGGTGTTGACGATGGCGTCGGAGGCGGCGGTTGCCTTGGGTTTGGGTGGTTTTGGCTGGGGCAAGCCTATCCGGAGGAATTTACGCGGGCTTGCTTAGGTGGTATGGTTGTTGTGAGGCGGGGTTAGCGAGGGCTGCATGGACGGCATCTTAGATTTCTTCAGCCCGCAAGCTGGGCAGGCTCGGCGGCGCAGGCTGGATGAGCTGGCCGCCGGCGCGACGTATTATATTCCGCCGGAGTTGCGCGGGTTGCTTGGGCTGGTTGCCGAGGCCAACCCTGTTCGCGGGATGGAGCGTGCGGGTGTGGCGGCTGGCGAGATTGTGGCGCCTGATGCGACGGGGCTTGAGCGTGTTGGCGCCGGCGGTCGGATGTTGTCGGAGATGGCTGGCGTTTTGGCCCCTGCGGCGGTTGCCGGGCGCGTTGGGATGCCGGCGGCAGAGGCGATTCAGGAAGGTTTGCTGGGCGTTTCGGCCGGCGCTCGGGATGTTGGCCGCGCGGTGGCCGAGCGTTTGAACCAGCCGGGGCCGATGCCGACGCTGTATTCCAACCCTGTTCCGGGGTTGATGGATAAGGGCGACATTGTGTCGGCGCGCGGGGCGCAGATTGTTGACATGTTGCGGTCGGGCCGCGCGAGCGAGATTAGCGACGAGATGCTCGACATGGGCGACCCGGTGCTGAACACCCGCTTGAACGAATATCTCTATTTCAATTATGATCTGCCGATGGACGAGGCAAGCCGGATGGCGCGGGCGGCGGAGATGGGACCATTTTACCACGGAAGTGCGACTGATTTTCCATATTTTGACATGGCGTCAAGGGGACAGGTTACCAATGCGAGGACAGCCCGCATGGCGACATGGGCGGTCGATAATCCAGATGTTGCGGGACAGTATGCAAGACTTGCGGAGGGCGGTCCTGTCCAAAAACTGATTCAAGCATCTTACAGAGCTGAGGCCGATGGGGATTATGATCTTGCGGAAGACCTGATGCGGCAAGCGGAAGAGTTGGAGTTATCCGGGAACGCCGGCGCCGGCGGTAATGTTATGCCGCTTATGGTTGGCGGGCGCAGGCTTGTATTTGACGCAGAGGGCGAAAAGTATGACGCAACTGATTATGTTTTGCTTGACAAATTAAAAGAGGCGCAACGCCAAAATTACGGCGGCGTGCAAATTGAAAATTTTGTGGATAACCCTGATTATTCAGATTTTACAGAGGCAACCCATGTGGGAATTTTCGACCCTCGCAACATTCGCTCCCGTTTCGCCCGCTTTGACCCGCGCTTGCGGCACTTGCGGAACTTGTCGGCCGGGGTCGGTGGTCTCGGCCTTTTGGCTTATGGTGAAGAGGAGCAATAGCCATGCCACTGAAAAAAGGTTATAGCAAGAAGACGGTGAGCCGCAACATCAAGACGGAGATGGCGGCGGGCAAGCCTCAGAAGCAGGCTGTTGCGATTGCGTTGGATGTGGCTCGAAGGGCTAAGAAGGGCAAGAAGTGATGGCACGCGGTTTGTATGCCAACATTCATGCGAAGCGGAAGCGTATCGAGGCCGGAAGCGGTGAGAAGATGCGCAAGCCGGGAGCGAAGGGTGCGCCGACGGCGGCAACTTTTCGGGAATCAGCAAAGACAGCGAAGAAGGGGAAGAAGTGATGCGTGCGATGAAGGCTGGTGCGAAGGCTCCTGCGCGGGCGATGAAGGGGTCTGCGGGCGGGTTTAAGCCGTGCAAGGGGTGCCCGAACCCGTCGAAGTGCAAGGCGATGGGTATGTGCATGAAGAAGGCCAAGTGATGGCTAAGACGCCTGCTTGGCAGCGTTCTGAGGGCAAGAACCCCAAGGGCGGGCTGAATGCCAAAGGGCGTGCGTCGGCGAAGGCTGAGGGTATGAACCTGAAGCCGCCGGTTAAGTCGGGCGACAATCCTAGGCGGGCGTCGTTCTTGGCTAGGATGGGCAACATGGCGGGTCCGGAGCGTGATGAAGATGGCAAGCCGACCCGTCTTCTGCTATCTTTGAAGGCGTGGGGTGCGGCCAGCAAGGCCGACGCGCGGAGTAAGGCGAAGGCCATCTCCGCGCGGAATGCGTCGAAAAAGGGCAAATAATGGCGATCACGACGTATACGCAGTTGAAGTCGGCGGTTGCTGATTTTCTGAACCGTGACGACCTGACGGCGGTAATTCCGACGTTCATCAGCCTTGCCGAGGCTCAGATGGAGCGTGAGATCCGGCATTATCGCATGGTTCAGCGGTCGACGGGGCAGATTGACAGCCGGTATTCGGCGGTTCCGACGGGGTGGTTGCAGACCATTCGTTTTCACATTGCCGGGTCTGAGGAGACGCGGCTTGAGTTGACGAGTTTGGACGACATGATGCAGCTTCGCGAGGCTGACAATGTGGCTGGGAAGCCGACGCATTATGCGCATGTTGGGACGACGTTCGAGATCTATCCGACGCCGGATCAGGCTTATGACATCCAGTTGATGTATTATGAGAAGGTGACGCGGCTGAGTGATGCTGTGGCGAGCAACTGGCTGCTTGAGATTGCGCCTGATGCTTACCTGTATGGCTCGCTGGTTCAGAGCGCGCCTTATCTGAAGGATGACGGGCGTGTGCAGGTCTGGGGCGGGCTGTATGCCGGCGCGGTAGCTGCGATTAACCGTGACAACGAGCGTGCGCGGTTTGGCGGCTCGGGTTTGCGGATGAGGATCAGGACTTACTAGAAATGGAAAAGTGATGTATTCTGCCTTGCGGAAGCATCTTAACCGGAGGGGCTTACGGTGTCCTTGACAAACACTTTCGAGACCACGGTTTTGACGTGGCTTCTGACGACGGGCAGCGCGACCCGCCCGACGACGTGGTATGTTGCTTTGTTCACGGATGATCCCGGTGAGTCTGGTGCTGGCACGGAGATCAGCGGCGGGTCGTATGCCCGGACGGCGGTGACGTTTACGGTGACGGGTGACACGGCGTCGAACAGCGGTGCGGTGGAGTTTCCGGCGGCTTCGACGAGTTGGGGCACGATCACGCATATCGGCGTCATGGACGCTGCGACCTCGGGCAACATGATCGTTTACGCGGCTTTGACGGCTTCGAAGACGATTGCGAGCGGGGACGTGTTCAGGATTCCGGCGGGTGATCTGGATATCACGTTGAACTGATGAGCCTTCGTACCGGATACGGCACGGCCTCTTACGGATCGTCGAAATACGGTCTTCCGGAGGTTTACGATGGTGCCGTAGCCGACAGCATCACGTCGACCACGACGGCGGCGGGTGAACGGATTGCGCTGGCGTCGGCTTCTGTTTCGATTGCGTGCTCTGTTGTCGCAACCGGCGAGAAGGTGTTGCAGGGTGCGGCTGCGGTTAGCGTCGATACGACGATTGTCGCCAATGGCTACACGTCTGTCACTGGGTCTGCGGCCAGCACGAGTTCTTCGTCGGCGACTGTCAGTTATCTGCGCATTCGGCCGTTTGCGGCGTCTGACACGTCTTCGGTTGGCATAACCGTTGTTTCGCGGTATAAGTGGGTGGACATTGCCCTGCCGACGACGACGTGGGTTGACATATCGCCGCCCACGACGACTTGGACGGAAGCGGACTATCGAGAGGGAGCCGCCTGATGGCTGACGGAACGACGACGAATTACAGCTTTGTGCAGCCTGAGGTTGGCGCGTCCGAAGACACATGGGGCGGCAAGCTGAACCAGAACTGGGCTGATCTTGACACGCTGCTCGGCGGGGTCACGCAGACCGAGTTCGGGTATGTTTCGGGCGTGACTTCCTCGATTCAGACGCAGCTAAACGCAAAAGCTAGCACGGGCAAGGCTATCGCGATGGCGATGGTCTTCGGCTAAGGAGAACATAGATGGCCGCTCCGAATATCGTCAACGTCGCTACGATTACGGCCAAGACGGCCGTTGTCGACCTGTCCACGACCAACGCCACGCTGGTCGTCGAAAATCCTGCCGCTAGCAACAAGGTCTTCAAGATCAACTCGCTGATCGTGTCTAATGTCGACGGCACGAATGCGGCCGACATCACGATCTCGTTTTACAGCGAGGACAACATCGGCGGCACGGCGACGGAGATTGTGAAGACGGTGAGCGTGCCGGCGGATGCTTCGCTTGTGGTCATCGACAAGGCTACCTCGATTTACCTTGAGGAAGACAAGTCGATTGGCGCGACGGCAGGTTCGGCGAGTGATCTGAAGGTTGTTTGCTCGTACGAAGAAATCTCGTGATCGCAGGAGTAGTCCATGCCTCGCACTCCCGGCGGCTTTATCGGCGGGTTTAATCCGCTTGAAGAAACTCCCGTTGAATATTCCGGGGTCTGGAACTTAAAGGATCAGGTGCAGGCCATCGCTGCGGGGCGGTGGACGGGGTTGCCGACGTTCGAGTTGTATGCGTGGGGGCTGAATAGCAGCGGCGAACTAGGCGACAGCACTGTTGTCAATAAGTCTAGTCCCATTCAGGTCGGGGCCTTGACAACTTGGCAATCTATTTCTGCCGGTCAATATTTTTCAATTGCTTTGGAAGACACTGGAAAGATATATACTTGGGGCAGTAATACGTTTGGTCGTCTAGGTCAAAATGATACAGTTAACAGGTCTAGCCCTGTTCAAGTCGGTGCCTCTACTGATTGGCATGCTATTTCAGCGGGAGACAATGGATGCCTTGCCATAAAAACAAACGGCACTATGTGGGGCTGGGGATATAATGGTAATGGTCAAATTGGTGATGGGACTAAAATTACTAAGTCTAGCCCGGTTCAAATTGGGGCGTTAACTACATGGTCAAAAATATCTGTTGGCAATTCTCACAACATGGCGATAAAAACAGACGGCACTCTTTGGGCCTCTGGATCAAACTCTCTCGGCCAACTTGGCGATGGTACTGTTATCGCACGGTCAAGTCCTGTACAAGTTGGCGCTTTGACTACATGGGCAATAGTAGAGGCATCAAACGGCTCAACTATAGCAACAAAAACAGATGGCACTCTTTGGGCGTGGGGGCTTAATAATTTAGGACAGCTTGGGCAGAATAATACGATTGGTCGCTCAAGTCCTGTGCAAGTTGGTGCTCTAACGACTTGGGAAAAAATATCTTCGCATAACAGAACATGTGGTGCAATAAAAGCAGATGGTACAATTTGGAGTTGGGGATACAACGGCAATGGTGAAATTGGCGACGGAACTATTGCTGATAAGTCTAGCCCCGTTCAAATAGGTGCGCTAACGACTTGGAGCAATTTGTCGTTTGGTCAAAACCACTCTAGCGCCACAAAGACAGACGGAACTTTATGGGCTTGGGGTTTTAACAGCAGTGGACGCCTTGGCGATGGAACTACTGTTAATAAGTCTAGCCCCGTTCAGATAGGTGCTCTAACTTCGTGGGATGATGTTGCAGCGGGTCGTACGCACACTCTTGCCATCCTCCAAGGCTCCTCCAACTAATGCAAAAGACCTTCCACTTTCTCTCTGGCCTCCCCCGCTCTGGCAGCACGGTGCTGTCTGCCTTGCTGAACCAGCACCCTGACGTTCACGCCAGCCCGACGAGCGGCATGGGTGAGGTGATGTTCAACACGTTCAAGGCGTGGCAGGGCAGTTCAGCAGAGCAGGCCGCACCCGACGAGAACCAGATCAAGTCCATACTGCGTGGCATCATGCAGGCGAAGTATGCGGCCATCGACAAGCCTGTCATCATCGACAAGGCGCGCAACTGGGCCGAGGTGTCGAGCCTCAAGGTGCTGCACGACTTGCTGGGCCGCAAGCCGAAGATCATCGCCACTGTTCGTAACGTCGAAGACTGCGCGGCCAG